CCTCGAATCGCAGGAATGGGGTATATCAGGTATTGAATTTGAACCGGGGCCTGTATTCTCCCCCCGCTTCATCCCCCGCAAGCATATCAAACCCAAATGGCAGGTAATATCATTTGAGCAGTCAGGAAAAGAAGGCATCGACTATACCACTGCTAAAAATATCCTTATTGTTGGTGAACCCGAAGACCTTGGCTTTCTCCTCAAATGTTGCGCATACGTCATCTACAAGCGTAACTGTTTTGGCGACTACGCCCAATACATTACAATATTCGGCCAGCCCATCAGGGTAATGAAATATGATGCCACAGATCAACAGGCCAAAATAGAACTCAGAAAAACACTAAAGGAGTCCGGTGGCGCATTGGAGTTAATGATACCTAATGGCGTGGAATTTGAGTTAATGGATGGCAAAGAATCCAATGGCGACGGTAAGCTCCAGAAGACATTTATAGACACCTGCAATCAGGAAAACTCAATTATAGTCCTCGGCAATACCGAGACCACTACCAACGGTCAGACCGGTAGCCAGGCGAAGAGCAAAGTGCATAAACAGCAGCAGGACGAAGTTTCCCTGTCCGATATGTTCTACCTCACTAGCTGGCTCAATAGTGATCAGTTCCTCTTGATCCTCAAATCCTATGGCTTTGATGTGGAAGGTGGCGAGTTCGAGATCAAGCAGGAATTAAATATCGAATTTCTCGAAAGGCTCATAGCTATTTGGGTACAGCTTCCCGAAACGTTACCTATTTCAGACGACGATTGGTATGATACATTCGGAGTGCCTAAGCCTGATAATTACGATGAGCTGAAGAAAGAAATAGAAAAAAGGCAAAAGGCTCTGCAAGGGGTGGACGATATTCAGAACGATCCTACCAACGTTCCCGCCAAAAAGCCCGTTACTAAAAAGGACATTAAACAGCAATTAAATGCCCTGCAAAGGCAGTTGAATAATGTAAATCGCCGCCAGGTGCAGCCGGATCATGGGAAGCCAACGCTTCGCTCACTCATTAGAACTGTTCGCGATTTTTTCGCATAAGCCCGGCCAGTATCCGGGCTGACCTTGAAAACCTGTACCATGGCCATAGCCCTTCGTGCGGCTGCCAACTCTCCTCCTTAGTTCAAGGAGGAGTACCCGAAGGGGGAGGTGGTTGTGCTTTGCACCCCCTCGCCGCCGATCAGTCCGGCGAAGCTGCAAAGCTTCCCGAAATATGGGAAACCCTCCTGCAAAACATATATGATGGAGCAGTTACAGCAGGTGATATAGATACCGACACAGCGATTAGTATCGCCGAGTCCAACATGAAAGCGGTAACGGAAGGCTACGGCACTACCCTAGAGGAGGTCGATTATACCACCCCCGACTTTGAAATGCTTGCCTCTATGGAGCGCAACGTTTGGCAGTTCAGCGCCGCCAAAAGCTATCAGGTAAACAAAGAGCTGAGCCTCCTTTTAAAGGACGGTGATCATGTCCGTGAATATACCGACTGGAGGCGCGAGGCTGTTAAGCTCGTGGATACCTGGAACAATGCATATGCACAATCAGAATACACCACCATACTCAGCACCTCGCAGCATAACGCCGATTACGTGCGTTTTAAGGCTAATGAGGAAAGTATGCCGCTCATTACCCGCAGTGGTGTTCACGATGCCAAGGAATGCCAGATATGCGCCGTATACGATGGCCTCACCGCACCTATAGATGATCCGTGTTGGTCATATGCCTATGGCGATCTCCATTTCCGTGATCGTTGCCGCATGCTCCAGCTCGCATCGGGCGAAGCTACACCCGCCGATAAGATACCACTGCCCGATGCCATACCTAAAATATTCCGGGTCAACCTCGCACAGAAAATGCTTGCCGTTCCGCCCGATCACCCATACTATGACGGAGTGTCAAAGAAAAAATTAAACAAATGGGTTGATAAAAACCTCCCTGATGCCTGATCCGTTAGCCATACCTATTGCACAGATACGCCGCAACCTGGAGCGTACACTTGCCGCATTACCGACCAAGGCAGGCGCTATCATCGTGCAGCATTCTAACCAGGCATTTGTCCTGGGCGGCTGGACAGACGACTCATTTGAACCATGGACACCTATCCAAAGCAAAAAGGCTAAAGACGAAGGCCGCGCCATCCTGGTACTCACCGGTCGCCTCCGCAGGAGCATAAGAGTAATAAATACCACAGTCGATAGCGTCACAGTAGGCACTAACGTACCATATGCCAAAATACACAATGAGGGAGGCACAGCGCTGCACTATGCACACGGCCAGATACTCAATTTCGATCATGCCCCCACAAATGGCAGATGGCGGTTTGGTAAGGCAAGAACAGTACAGCAGCAGCGAGGCATAAAGACCATCCGTCGCGCCAGCTTCAAAGAATACACTACTAAAATGCCGCAACGTAAGTTCCTCGGCAACAGCCGCAGGCTAACCAGGGACATCAGCACTATGTTCACCACAGATATTACAAACGCCTTTAAAATAAAATAACATGAACAGCCCATTTGCAGTTATCTACCAGGCCATTCAGGCGCGCATAACCGCACAGGTTCCGGCCCTCGCAAATTTCATCGACCTGGATTATGGTCAGCTCGAAGCAAGAGAACGTCCCGCAGTCACCTTTCCCGGAGTGCTTATAGACTTCCCGGAGTGGGATTTCTCCGACCTTTCAAACCTCGCCCAGGAAGGCGATGGCTACATTACTATAAAATTGTTCACCAACCCCTACAGCTCAAGCGAGGCCCATACACCAACTACCTTTTTACAGGATGCAATATCAATACTTGATTTGGAATACGATTTAAACATAGCCCTGCACGGCTGGTCACCCGCAGATGGCATCGCACCAATGGGCCGCGTCAAAGCCGGTAGTGACAACAGACGGCCCGGTATGAAAGTTCGCATCCTTAGATATTCGTGCAACTTCCAGGACTACTCTGCGCAACGCACAAGGACACTAATCCCCGGATCATCAGCGCCGCCAGACATCGAAATGGATTTGTAAAGAAAGTTTAACATTTTGATGTTGTAATTTTATAATATTGAAATTCCCGCTTATCTTTGTCATACTCACAACATGGCTTACGGCAAGAACAAACTACTACAGCTTACACAGAGTATTTCACCCTCCCTATTTGATCAGGAGCTGGCAAACCCACCACAAGACAGTGAACTATACCAGGAACGTAACGACAAGCTCGTAGCACGTTACTATTACCACACGATCATGAAAAAGAAACTCACGAACGATGTACTCAAAAACCTTCGCTTCGAGTTCAGCATTTCCACAAAGCGCATTGCCCAGGTGCTTGATGATAATTCCAACGCCATACTTGCCCTCCGAAAAGAATCCCCATCCGCCAAAGACTTCAAAAAAAAATGGCCATTTTATGAGTGGTAGCATAAAAAAAGCCCCGACTTGCGAGGCTTTCTATTTGCTGAAGCTAGCTATGCATTAGCTTAAAGCGTCTTTACTCTATTACCCTAAACAGCTTATATGCCTTTGCCCTATTATCTTCAAGCCTTTTGTTATAATCGTCCATTTCAGCCCTTGATGCAAGTAGTGGTGCATTCATAGTGATATCATAAGCAAATTGATCCGCCTCAGATTTTCTACTACGTTCATAGCCACCAATTTCATTCATCCATTTAATGCAACGGGGGCAGTTAACGAGATTGATATATTCAGTCTCATGTGCTCCTGGTCGGCTACAGCCGAATCCTCGTTTGTGTAAAAATACAGCCATACTAATTTCTTTTCTCCTTGGTTATTTCATACTCCCCCGGAGCATTACGTTTTTTAGTCGCCACATAGTTCACCGGCTCCGTCCTGATCACATCAGCCATACCCACATGCACAATTTTAGCAGGCAACATTATTTGCCGTTTCTGTAAAAAATATTTTTGTGATCGCTTATTCATTTGTAGTTATGGCAATTGCCTTATGATTCTTGAAAGTAATTACATAATCTCTACCGTTATATATCCATGTTTCGGACGTGCCGCGATTCGTATAGTTTGTCTCTGAACGGTTCGGCGTTCCTAAAGACCGTACACATAACTCATCCGGCATGCCAATCCATATTTTACCGGCTACGGCATTATCATACGCTGCTTTACCATATTTTTTGATCATCTTACCAGGATAAGCCGCATTGATTCTGTCGTTTTTTGCAGATCCAATTTTACTTATAGAATCATTATAATGCTGTACGATAGCAAGTTGTTGCCTTTCCCCAGCTAAAAGAACTGAATCTTTATAATGTTTTTTTATAATTGAATTCTCTTTTTCCCTTGCGACATCAGCCCTTTTATTATCAGGAGCATTATAAACACTGTCTAAATAAGCGCGGCCTTGTAGCTGCGCCTCTGCGCCAATAACTACCATCAGGCATACAATAAATAATATCAGTTTTTTCATAACATTGGTTTTTGTAAAGGTATCAAATTGAAGTTAAATAGCTTTTATACACCATTTCCATCTGCCACACTAGCTTGCTCAGTTCTACCAGGCTATAATCATTAAGTGCCTTATGCAGGTAGCCATATTCTATACACCACCCATCCACACGCGCTATATCCACTTTACCGCCAGTCACTTCCCAACCCATTTGGTGAGCATAGGCCAGTATACGCCACCTCTTGGCATTTGCTTTTATCTGGTCGGGCGTAAGCCCGGCCAGCCGGTTCAGGTCAGCGATCATAGCTGTAGCCTCCTCATACGTCAGTCCGGTAGTGCTCGTTTCCCTTTTATTGGTATAGTCCTGTACCAGCTCCATTTTAAAAGATTTCTCATTAGCCTTACCCATCCGCGCCAGTATGGTATGTATCTGCTTTATTTGCTCTTTCTCAATTTGCATATTTTCAAATTTTCACATTTTCAAATTATTTGAAGTCAGGCACCTTATCCCAATCATCCTTTGTATGCGCTCTCAGGTAAGCAGCAGGGTACATCTGTATATAGGTCGGGTTGCGCTTGCAGAAACGTTTATAAGCCTTCAGGTTTATTAGTGTATGATATTGTTCCTTTTCCTTCATTTTATTCCACAGCGGCTCCGCCCTGAAAGTGTCTCGTGCTATACCATACATTATTTTAAACCGCTCAAAACTCAGGTCTATCTGCTCCCTGCGTATCTTATATCCATGCTTCTTTGCAAATTCCAGTAGCTGCGCGTCAGTCAGGCAATGACGCAGACTGTGCA